ACAAATGATGAGTATAGTTTCCTAAGAGATAGAGCAGTAACTCTATCTATTTGTATTAATGGCCAGCTCCTGTTAACTATGTTACTAGAGATGCTTGCAGAGAAGATTCCTTTAGAATTAGTAATGATGAATACAGATGGTTTTGAGGTCTCAATCCCAAGAGAGTATGAGGAAATCTATAGCTCTGTTTGTAAAGAGTGGGAATCCTTAACTAAATTGGAATTAGAGTTTGTAGACTATCAGAAACTAATAATAAGTGATGTTAATAACTATATAGGTATATATACTAATGGAAAAACAAAGACTAAAGGCAAGTATGAATACAAAGATATTCCACTTCATAAGAATAAATCTCACAGTATTATACCTTACTCTGTTTATGAGTATTGGGTTAATGGTACACCTGTGGAAGAAACTATTAAGAATCACAAGAATATCTTCGACTTCTGTGCAGGAGTAAAAGCTAAGTATTCAGGGGAGAGAGGCCAATCTTCCTATGAGTTGCATGCAATAGCAATACAAGATTTAAAAATAACTAAGCTAAGTAAGACTGTAAGATACTATATTTGTAATAAGAACCATGATGGCTATCTAATGAAGAGATACTCTGGCGGAGTTATAGAGCAAGTAGAAGCTCCATCTAGAAAGGGTAGAATCTTTAAAGACTGGAAAGTTAAATACTTTAATAAAAGTTTTAAAGTAGATGATTTTGCAGACTATAATGTTGATTATCAATATTATATAATGAAAGCTAATGAGTGGGTTAATGAATTTAATGTAAAACAAATGTCATTATTTTATGTATAAAATGGTAAAAGTACAGCCTTACAAAAGTGTAGGAATTGATGGTAAAACCACTGTAACTGGTAGATATAAAGATAATATTGGTATAGGTTTATTTGAAGGGGGGGAAACCGCTTACAAACTAGTATGTACTATCTCCAGAGATATTGGTAATCAGAAAGAACAAGAAGCATATGCAACTCTTATCTCTACTCTCTTAAATGAGAATAGAAAATATGTCTTGGATAAGTAGTCCTTAATAAGAGTATGTGAAGAACAAAAAGAATATTAAGCTCCTGGCTTTTAGTAAGTATAAAGACTTACATCAGCTAAAGCATCAGCTTTATAGAAGTGCTAAGAAAAGAGCACTAAAAAAGGGGCTAGAATTTAATATTGAACTTAAAGATATACACATTCCTAAGAAGTGTCCTATCTTAAAAGTTCCCCTAATATGTAGTACAAGGTACTCTCCATCCATAGACAGAATATATCCTGATAAGGGATATATAAAGGGTAATATAGCTGTTATTAGCACTTTAGCTAATAGCATGAAAGCTAATGCTACCCCTAAAGAATTATTAATTTTTTCAAGAAACATTAAAAAGTATATGGATTTATATCAAGAAATAGAAGTTGAGGAACTACCTCAGCTTCCAGATCCAGAAGAATTTTTTAGACTAATGAATGAAGACTAAAGATCAAAAACAAGCTGAGATAGTAAGTACATGGGAAGACAATAATAGAGTAGGTCTCCTAACTGCAGTAGGTAGCTTTGGCAAAACTATTACTGCAATTAAGTGTTGTAAAGCACTACCAGAAGATACTGTTATTCATGTAGTTGTCCCTAGACAAATCTTACAAGAACAGTGGGTTAAGATCTTAAGTGAGTGGGGAGTAAAAAGGGCAGAAGTTTTTGTTGTTAATACATATGTTAAGACTGCTATGCAGTCAGATTTTCTTATCCAAGATGAGATACATATGTATTCTAATGATGAGGCTATTGTCTTTAACCAAGCTGTGCTATATTCCAAGTGGAAATATTTCTTAGGTTTATCTGCAACAATGTCTCAATCTCATATAGATACCCTCTCTAAAAGAGGAATCAATGAGATATGTAACATAAGTATGAAGGAAGCTTTATTAAATCATTGGGTTGCACCTGTTATAGAATATAATAAAATGATAGACTTTACAGAAGTAGAAGCTAAGCAGTATGCTGATGCTAATAAGATGTATGAGTTTTTCTTTAAAACTTTCTACAATAGGTTTGATGATGCAATGGCTTGTATGGCTCCAAGTACTAGAGAAGCTTATTTGTATAGAAGAAATCAAGGACTACATCCAACTAGTCCTGCTTATCTTGATGCAGGTAAAGCAGTTGCTCATGCAGTACAATTTAATAGGTATTTGAAGAAAAGAAAAGATATTATCTATAATGCATATAACAAGTATGAGGAAATACTTAATATCATATCTGAACATCCTGAGGAAAGGTGTATCATTTTTTCTGAGAGTACTTCTTTTTGTGATGTTCTTCACACTATGCTACCCAATAGTGTACTTTATCACTCCAAGATTACTACCAAGAAAAAGAAAGAGAATCTAGCTTCCTTCTTAAACAAGGAAGTGCAATATCTTATTGGTGCAAAGAGTGTAGACCAAGGATTTGATGATAGTTCTGTAACACTTGGAATTATAGCTAGCAGTACTTCAAGCAGTACCCAGCATAGGCAAAGACTATACAGGGTAACTAGGTATGAGAAAGATAAACTCTCATACTTATACAATCTAGTAATAAGAGGCTCTCAAGAGGAAAGTTGGGTTAGAAGTAAACAGAAGGATACAAGAGCAGCAATAATAATATAGAAGGGTCTTTTATAGAGGGGTAGGATTTTTTAATTGTAAATAAAAGACATGCTAGATTTAGATAAATGGGTTGAGATTCTCGTGAAATATGATATTTCTGGCGAGGAATTAACCTATCTCCTTTTGATTTATAACAAAAGGTTTGATTTGGTGTATAAGTATAGTAACTTTACACCAAAGGATGATGAGGTAAGACCAACTTCTGCTACTGAGAAGATGGTTGGTCAAAAGATAACTCTAACCTCCAAGTATGGAGTTAAGGAGAATGTCTTAGTCAATGGTAATAGAAGTAGGAGGGCTATAAACTCTGAGATGATACTTTCTCTTGCAGAAAGGGGTCTTATTGAGCAAGTAATTCCCAGTACCAAAAATACATTCCAACTGGATTATTTTGAGGTAACTGAGAAACTTTCCAAGGAACTCTTCTTTGAGGTAGATAAGCATATTGATGAGCTTTATGAGGCTTATCCTGCTTTCACTATTATTGATGGTAGACAGGCATTTCTTACCTCTGCAGACAGGAACTTGATGTCCATCCTGTATGCTAAAAACATTAAGAGGAACATCAATACTCACAATGAGGTTCTAGCCAAAGTTAAAGCTAACTATGGCAATCTGAATATGAAGATAGAGAACTTTATTAAGAGTAAAATGTGGGAAAAGCTAAGTATTGTGGATAGTAATAAAGTAGAAAAAGTAAGCTCACTATGAATTTAGAAGAGAGAATACAAGCTGGCCTTGATGGTAAATTCCAAGGCTTAAACAATGGTTTTAAGAGAATTAATTCTGAGATACATGGTATCCAGAGAGGGGTATACACCTTGCTGGGTGGTTTATCAGGTACTTATAAGACTACTCTTGCAGATTTTATGCTATTAAATGCACTATCTGATGCAGAAAGCAAAGGACTGGAAATCAATGTATTCTACTATTCTTATGAGATTGACGAGTTATCCAAGAAATGTAATTGGCTTTCCGTGATCATTAAGAATAAGCATGGAGTTACTATTCCACCAGAAGTTATTAAGGGCTTTGGTGATAATCGCTTAACACCTAAAGAATTAGAGTATGTTAAGATGGAGATACCAACTGTAGAGGCTTTATTCTCTAAGATAAATTTTAGATTTAAGAGTACTAATCCTACTGGTATCTACAATGAGATGTGGCAATATATGTCTCAGAAGGGTTCCTTCACCTACATTGATTATGTAGATAAGGAGGGTAATCCTAAGAAGAAGATTGATAAGTTTATTCCTAATAATCCTGAGGCTTATATTATAATAATCCTAGACCATTTGCTCCTCCTGCAAAAGGAGAGAGGATTCTCAGATAAGGAAATTATAGATAAAGCATCAGAATATATGGTAGAACTTAGGAATATGTTCAATGTTTCTTGTATCTTTATATCACAATTTAATGATGGTCTAAGCTCTATTGACAGGGCCAAATTTAAAGGTGTAGATATATCTCCACAAATTACTGATTTCAAGTCCTCTAGGAATCCATATGCAGATGCAGATGTAGTACTTGCTACTATGTCAGCATTTAAGATGGATATGCCTACTTGCTTGGGTTATGATATTAATAAGCTTAAAGATAGCTTTATTATGTTAAAAGTAATTAAGAACAGATTGGGAAGAGATAATATTGCTGTGGGTCTCTTAGCTAACCCAAAAGCAGGTAGTTTCTCAGAACTACCACCTGCAAAATCTGAGGATATGCAAATAGTTTATGATTCATTACTGTAAATATGGAACTTCCAACAAGTAAAATAAAAGCTACCTTAACAGATCCTGGTAAGCTTATTATCTATAGCAAGCCTAAGACCGGCAAAACCAGTCTTCTTGCAGAACTAGAGAATAATCTTATTATAGATTTGGAGAATGGTACTCAATATTATGATGCACTCAAGGTTAGTATTAACTCTGTGCAAGAATTAATGGACCTTATTAAAGCTATCATAGCTGCTGGTAGGCCATATAAGTATATCACTCTAGATACTCTAACCAAGTTGGAAGATTTAGCACTACCTTATGCGCTGACTTTATATAAGCAAACCCCTATGGGTAAAGGCTTTGTTGGCAATAATGTGCTAGATCTTCCTAATGGTGCAGGTTACAAATATCTGAGGGATGCCATGACAAACCTACTGAATGCCATTTATAAGTGCGCAGATAGGGTAATTCTTCTTGGTCACTTGAAGACCACTAACATAGAGAAGAATGGCAAAGAAGTATCTGCCAGAGAGTTAGATCTCACTGGCAAAATCAAGAGTATGGTCTCTGCTGATGTAGATGCAATAGGTCTTCTATATCGTGGAGAAGATAATAAGAATATTCTGTCCTTTAAGACTACAGATGATGTTATCTGTGGTGCTAGGCCAACCCATCTTAAAGACCAAGAGATAGTTATATCTGAGCTTGTAGATGGAAAATTTATTACCCACTGGGATAAAATTTATAATCAAAAGTAAAATTAAAAAACAAACTTATGTTTCAAGTAATTGCAACAACAACTAGAAGGTCCAAGAAAACACAGAGTTGGGATCTTCGTGCTAAGAATGATAGACTGGAGTTCTCTCAGACATTCTTCTCCTTAAATGATATGCAGAATAATGAGCTTACTTTTGGGAAAAGTAGTGATACTTATCTGCTACTAATCTCCCCTAATGGTCAGTTCTATAAGAAGACCAAGAGAGGAGAGAATAAGAGTAAGACTTTCTCTAATCCTACTCTTTATCAACACCTTATCTCTGAAGGTTCTCTCTTCAAACTGGAAGTATTCCAGAAAGATGAGACTGGTACATACTGCAAGTTTGTAGCTATTGAGCCAGAAGATGATGAGG